ATGATAATAATGATAATAATGATAATAATGATAATAATGATAATAATGATAATAATGATAATAATGATAAGAAAAATAAGAAAGATAATAATAATTATGATAATAATGATAAGAAATATGATAATAATTTAACAACAGAATATACTGAAGAAAATACATCAATATCAGAAATAAATAAAATAACTGAAAATACTACAAATACAAGTGACGAAGATATTTTAGATAAATTAAATAGATTAAATGAATTAGCAAATAAAACTATTAAACAGAAAAAACCAGTAAAAAGAAAAAAAATAAAAGAAAATATACCGCAATATAAATCTATTTTAAGTTATTTAATAGACACAGATATATCAAATAATGTTAATAACAATCAAATAATTGAAAAATCTACAGATAAAGGAACATTAAAAGAACAATATTTAGCATTAACAGATAATGTTTATTTATGTGAAAAAATAAAATTGTCTCCAATTAAAACATGTTCATTGTGTAATATAGAAACAACACTAATTCAATCAGAAGGTATATATGTGTGTCAAAAATGTGGTAAATTTGAATATTTAATTATTGAAAGTGAAATACCTTCACATAAAGATACTTTAAATGAAAAACCAAAATATCCATATAAAACGATTAATCATTTAATAGAAAGATTAAATCAATTTCAAGGAAAACAAACAACTTTAATACCAAATGATATTTATGATTTAATTAAATTTGAGCTTAAAAAAATGTTATTTTCGACAGATGAGATATCACCATATATTATAAAAAAAATATTAAAAAAATACAGATTAAATAATTATTATGAACATAGTTTTTTAATATTTTCACATATTACTAATACACCTCCTCCTTCTTTAACACGAGATGAAGAAGAAAAAATAAAAATAATGTTTAAACAAACAGAAGCACCTTTTAAAAAATTTAAACCAGATGAACGTGCAAATTATTTAAATTATTCACATGTATTGCATAAATTATTTTTAATAGTAGCTGATTTAACAGACGATGAAGATGTTCGTAAGCGTATGTATAATAATGCTAAATATTTTAGTTTGTTAAAAAGTAGAGATAAATTAAGAATGCAAGATTTAATTTGGAAAAATATGTGTAAAGAATTAAATTGGCCATATCATCCTTCTTTTTGATTAAAATTAATATTAATTTATAAATTAATATATATAATAATCTCTTTTTTTATAAAATTTAAATATTTTTGATACGAAAATATTTAAATAAATATATATTTTTAATATTTATAATGTCAGCAGAACTTGAAAATAGTAATTTAGAATCTACTAAAACATCTAACGCATCTTATGAAGAAGATATTGAAAAATATACTAAAATAGATAATTTAGATGAAGATAATGGAGATGTTCATTATGTTTTAGTATCATTTGTATCTCCTGAAAAAGTAATGAATTGTAATATTCGTGGATTAAAAATTCGTCATTATAGAAATAGACCTGCAATATTTAGTGATTATGCACTAGCTCAAAAAGCTGCACAGGAATTAAATGAACGAGAAAAATATTTTGATATTTTTGTTATGTCAACTGGAAGATGGTGTGCATGGGATCCTTCACCAGATGATAGAACTAAAGTTGAATCTGAAAAATGGGCAGATAAAGATCAACAAGAAATTATGGATAATTTAGAAAGAATGAGTTTAGAAAAACAAAAGAAAGATTTAAATGATTTAAATGCATTAGTAGGTAAAAAGAAAGAAATGATAAATCAAAATGCAGATGAACATAAAGAGCGTATTGCTAATTCTATAAAACAAGGTATTGCTGAAAAAAAATTAAATCAAGAAACACAATCACAAAATGTGAATGGTGAAGTAAATGAAAATAATACTGTTAATAATACACTATTATCTGAAGTATACAAAGATAATACACTATTATCTGAAGTATACAAAGATAATACACTATTATCTGAAGTATACAAAGATAATACACTATTATCTGAAGTATACAAAGATAATACAAGAGCACGAGGCGATACAAGAAATATAAAAGATAAATTAAGACGAAAATTAGAAGAAAAACGAAGAACAGAAAAAACTTTACAAAGACCACCTAGTAATCTTAATACAATAGAAACAATGAATAATTCTTTAAAATCAGAAGTTACAAATCAAGAACAATTAGAAGCAAATATTAATAAAGCAAAAGCTATATTAGACAAATTACAACAAAATAAAGCTTCTTAATTTATTTTATTTATTAATATATATGGAAATAATATATATTGCATTTATTTTTATTATAATCGGTTTTATAATTTTATACATAGACCAATATTATCGTTATCAATATAAAAAACCAAAAGAGAAAATTATATATAAATACATTCCAAGAACACCAATAGAAGAATTAGAAGAACCAGTATTTCCATCTGATATATTTGAAACAATGTTTTCACAACCAGATCCTTGGATATTAGAATTAAATGATTTGGATACAAGACAACGAAATAAAATTAATCAATATTATATATCAGCAATTTAGAAGTTATGTGTTGTTTTTTTAAATTTTTCAAGACTTTTTAATTTTCTATCAACAACATTACCTTGATCATCAATTTCTTCTTTTTCTACTTCAATAACACTTTTATTTTTTTTAACATTTTGTAAGAAATTTGTAAAATTAAACATACTTGTTCCAGTTCTCCAATTTTTATTATAATTATTCTCATGATATTTTCTAAATTGTTTACATCCTAATTTTAGTTGTATGTCTACTAAATTAGGAGCTTTATACCAAAATATTCTTTCTAATGATATATTAACATCTCTTCTATTATCAATAACCATACATCCATAATCAGCAACGAGTCCTGCAAATACTTGTCTGAATGATTCAAAATTAGGAAACATACCAGCATAATGATCAAATAATTTTTTTTGATTTGATATATATTCTTCTTTTAATAAGAAGATATAGTCAAAATTACTTCTTAATTCAGGTGTTATACCTAATGGATATTGCATAGTTAATATATACATAATCTCATAATGTCTTCCATTATATAATAATTCTTGAATGGGTTGGTCTCTCATCCATGAACCTTTTGAACTTAAACAATCATCCATAATGCAATAAGTTCTTGCATCTAGTTTCTTTCCTAATTTTTGTTTTTGTTTCTTTTTTTCTATCATAAGTATTTGTCTTTGTAATAATTTTTGCATAAGTTCACTTTTATATTCATAATGAATATATGAATCTGGAAAAAAATCATTATAAAAAGAGTTCATTCTATCTGTTGGTGCAATAACTATTCCACATGGAACACTACTAAAATGATGTAATATTGCTCTTACTACCCAACTTTTACCACTACCTCTTTTAGCAATCATAACTATTGCAGGATTTTCAACCATGTTTTCTAATTTAAATTGTCTTATTGGTAATTTATTACCATCTTTTAATTCTATATCTTTGATACCCATATTATATATAGTTAACAAAAAAATATATAATATTTAACTAACTAATCAATAAATACTAACTAATCAATAAATACTAACTAATCAATAAATACTAACTAATCAATAAATACTAACTAATCAATAAATATATCAGGAACATTCATACTATTAATTTGATTTGGAGGATTAACTAAATTTGTTTGTTGTCCACCAAATAATGTTGATTTTGTATCTAAAGATTGTTGAACTGGTATAGTTTGTGATGGCATTCTAGGTGGCATTTGTGATGGCATTCTCGGTGGCATTTGTGATGGCATTCTCGGTGGCATTTGTGATGGCATTCTCGGTGGCATTTGTGATGGCATTTGTGATAAACCTGATGGGATTGTTATACCACTTGGTTTAACTAAAGTAAAAGAACCATGTCTTATAGATGGTTCATCTGCTATTAGATTGTAAGGTGGATTAAATGTTGAAGGAATTTGTTGTTGTGGTTGTTGTGATGTTTTTTTATAATTAATATAACCAATAGCTATAAACCAAACTAATACTGCAACTATTATTGGTATAATTATATCATCATATTTATCAGCATCTTTAATTTTTTTTCCTTTTTTAAGTCTTCTTTCATTTTCTTTTTTTCTTGTCCAAGATAAATATGCATAAACTATTGCACCTGCAACTAGACCTAATATTACTGGATTTGTAGCAATTTCTTTTAACATTTATATATTTTAAATATAGATATTTTTATCAAAAATAACTAAACATTATTAACTAAATTTTTAGTAAAAATAATTAACTAAACATTGTATTATAATATTCTTGTTTATTTATATTAGTAACTTTATTTTCGATTTGTTCTGTTCCGTGTCCAATATTTTTATTTGTTTCAACAATATTTTGTTTTACTATATTAATTTTTGTATCAGAATTATTTTCCACTTTAGCAGCACCTTCTAAAACTTTATTTTGTATATGTTGTAGATTATCTGTTTTTTTTTGATTAATATTTTGTTTATTATTTATAGGTTTATGATAAAAAGCTCCACCTAAAGAATTTAATTTTTCATGATATTCCATTTCTGAATTTACAGGTTTATTATAGTCTT